CTGCACCGGGAACGTGATCAACGTCGCCGACGCACGCGGTGAGCTGACCGCGGTGTTTGCGTCGAACGTCATCTACCAGAAGAACGCCGTCGACCCGCTGCCCGGCGTCCCCGTGCTCTACACCTACGCCGCCACGAACATCACCGGCCCGTAATGCTCGCGATAAATCTGCGCCCATGACTTGCGCTGTACGACGGACACTGCTAAACCGTACGTTACGGCTTGGCTCGGTCCTCGCGCCTAAGCCCGTTCGCTCGCTCTAATGGGCTCGAGCGCAGGACGCCGGGACAAGGACTACAAGGCCGCAAAGGCCGAGTTCCAAACCGGCCGTCACCCATGCTGGCTCAACTCCGGGCCGTGGTGTACCCGCGTCGGCCTCACTGTCGACCATGACCCCGCCATGCACACCGTCGGCGGGCCTGTCGTGTGGCTCGCGCTGTACCGCCAAGGCCGAGCACACCACCGACCCGCGTGCGGCGAATGCCAGTCACGCCAGGGTGCGGCGATCCGCAACCACCGGCCGCCGTGGCGGCTGTGACGGGGTAGGGCGGGTCGAATCTTTACGACCGACGCCCCGCCTGAAGCGCCTGCCCGCTTCGTCTCTCTCTAGTTCGCTCCGGGGGGTTTTCTGATGATCGTGGATGGCTTACTGCCTTTGAGGTTCGCTGTCGGAGACCTGGAGTTGCTGCCGGGTAACCCACGACGCGGTGACGTGGATTCGATCGCTAGGTCGTTGGCGGCGTTCGGGCAGCGCAAGCCGATTGTTGCTCGGCGCGACGGGACTGTTATCGCAGGCAACCACACCCTCCAGGCCGCTCGCGCGCTCGGGTGGGACGAAGTGGCGGTGGTGTTCGTCGATGACGATGATGCCACCGCGAGCGCGTTCGCGTTGGCGGATAACCGCACAGCCGAGCTCGGCGATTATGACCCGCAGGCCTTGGCGGACCTGATCTCGTCTGTGCAGGACGAGGCGTTGTTGTCTGCGACAGGGTGGACCGACGCAGACCTTGTGGGGTTGCTCGAGTCGATCGCAGCCACGCAGCTCCCGGCGATGACTGGAGACCCGGACGCTATCCCCGCAGCCCCGCCGGCGAAGTCTGTCACCGGGGATGTGTGGCTGCTTGGTCCGCATCGGGTGATGTGTGGCGATAGCACGTCGCCGACCGATATTGACCGGTTGATGGCTGGCAGGCAGGCACAGTCGATCGTCACCGACCCGCCGTACGGCGTTGACTACGGCGACACTGTCGAGTTCCGCCGGTCGCTGGGGAAGACCCAGCGACCGGCGGATAACTCGCATGTGAAAAACGATGGTTTGAGCGACGCCCTTGGGTTGTGGGCAGCGTGCTTTCCGTTGTGGATAGCAGTTCTCCGCAAAAAGGGCTCGGCGTTCTACTGCTGGGGTCCGGGCGGAGACTCGCAGATCGACCTAGGGGTCGCCCTGCGGGACGCCGGCGGCAAGATCCACGGTTCGGTGATCTGGGTGAAGTCGTCGTTTTCGTTCAGTCGCGCCGATCATAAATATCAGCATGAACCGTTCTGGTACGGCTGGCGATCTGATGGGACGCATGAGTGGTGTGGTCCGAATAACGAGTCGTCGGTGTGGGAATACCCGAAGCCGTCGTCGTCGCCGGATCATCCGACACAAAAACCGGTCGAGTTGATCCGGCGGTGCGTCCGAAACATCACATCGCCCGGCGGGTTGACCGTCGACCCGTTCCTCGGTTCAGGGACGTCCATCCTCGCAGCGAACCTCGAAGGTCGTGTCTGTTTCGGGATGGAGATGGACCCAAAGTATGTCGACGTCATTTGTCGACGTTGGCAGGAAGCGACCGGGGTCAAGCCGATCTCTGAGGCCACAGGCAACGAACACGACTTCTGTGAGGCGCGCACTGATGGCGAGAAAGAACCAGCCGGAAAGCGGTCGGCCAGAACCGCCTAGACCACTCGGGCAACCTGGCCGCGAGTTGTGGCATAGGGCTTGGGCTGCTGGCGCTCAGTGGCTGTCGACGGGAGCGGACGCCGATCTGCTGCTTGTGGTCTGCGAGCAGATCGACGAACGCGTGTCACTGCGCGTCCGTGTTCTTCGAGAGGGTGACTGGCGGGACCGAAACGCGCTCCGCGCGATCGACGCGCAGGTCGTCGAGGGGCTCTCAGCTCTCGGGCTCGCCCCGGCGAGCCGGGCGAAGCTCCCTAGGACACAGATAGCGGAGGGGACCGTGGCTGATGATCTCGTTGCTCGACGTTCGGCTCGGCTCGCAGGTGCCGACGGTGTTGCATCAGCCTCCCGGCGTGGTCAGCCTCGCCGCCGCGGAGGAAGCAATAGAACTGGCTGACGCCTACGGGGTGTGTGACGGGTTCCCGTTGTCTGAGTCGCAAAAGATCACGCTGCGGAACGGGCTCGGGGAACGGGCCGACGGTTCGTGGGCCGCTACCCGGATCGCGGATTTCGGTCCCCGCCAGGGCACTGGGAAGAACGACAAAATCGCCGCCCGCGAGCTCGCCGGCCTGTTGTTGTTTGGCGAGCAGTTGATTCTCCACACGGCACACGAGTTTCCGACGGCGAACGAGTCGTTCCTGCGGCTGGTCGCGGTGTTCGAGAACTGGGACGACCTCCGCAAGAAGGTCGCTCGCATCCGGTACGCGAACGGCGAGCAAGGCATCGAGCTCCTGTCGGGGCAGCGGTTGAAGTACCGGGCCAGGACGGGCGGGTCTGGTCGTGGGTTCGCGAAGGCCGACCTCGTCGTCTATGACGAGGCGCAGCACTTGGCCCGTGAGCATGTCGCGGCGTCAGGTCCGGCGAAGATGGCGAACCCGAACAGCCAGACGTGGTATGCGGGCTCCGGTGGGTTGGCGTCGTCGCATGTGGCGTGGTCGATCCGACGGCAGGCGATCCTCGGCGACGGTGGCCGGCTGGCGTACACGGAGATGACCGGCGAACACATCGCTGTGGTCGACGGCAGGATCGTTACGACTAGCCCTGAGTCGTCTGACCGCGACGTGTGGTATCGGTGCATCCCTGGCCTCGGCCGGTGGGTGACCGAGGAAGCGGTCGAGTCGTTGCAGGACGAACTGAAGGACTTGTTTCCCCGCGAGATCCTGTGCGTGTGGGAACACGAACCGGGGGATCAAGGCGAACGCATCTTCGCACCGGGCGTATGGGAAACCGTGAACGCCGACGTTCCGAAACCGGAGCACGGCCTCGTGCTCGCGGTGGCGGTGACCGCTGATCGTTCGTCGGCCTCGATCGGCTGGGCGTCGGCGGGTGGCACCTGTGGGCTCCATGAGCGCCGCAGTGGTGTCGGGTGGTGTGTCGATGAGCTGGTGCGCCTCGCACGTGTCTACGAGGCTGCTGTGGCGGTCTCGTCGAACGAAGGCAGCGTGCTGCTGGCGCTCGAGCAGGCGGGCGTGAAGGTGCGCCCGGTGCCGGGTGCTGATGATCGTGCGGCGTGCGGGTGGTTCTTCGACGCGGTGCTCGAGCGCCGGGTGGCGGTGCAACGCCACGGCGACCTCGACGCTGCGGTCGCTGCGGCGTCGAAGAAGACGACCGACGGCGGGTTCACGTGGGATCGACGCGCCGGCGACGTGTCGGCGTTGCAGGCGGTGACGTGGGCGGCGTATGTGGCGCAGGGCCGACCGGCCGAGGCGCCGGCGTTGGCGTTCGTGGTGAAAGGGAAACGATGACCTCAACCATGACCGACCGCATCGCGGCGAAAGCTGTCGACGCGCGACCGCTCCGCATCCTGCTCTCGCTCGTCGCTGCGCCGTTCTACGTGCTCGGCCTCGTGGTCGGCGTGCTGATTGTTGCGGTGTCGTGGTGCTATGTCGCCGTCGGTGTCGGGATCACCGACGCTCGGAATCGTCGGGTGACCGATGCTCGCTGATCGCGTCGCGGCGCGACGTGACGCTGTGCGCGCTGACCCGGTGACGATGGAGGAGTTCGGCTACCTGCTCGGCGGCCAGGGCGGCAACACGTCGAAGTCGGGTGTCGCTGTCGGCGCCGAGCGTGCGATGGGGCTCACGGCGTGGTGGTCCGGTAATCGGTACATCACCGAGGCTGTGATGTTCTTGCCGTGGCACCGGTTCACGGGGCCGCACGACGCTCGCGTGCGGCTTGCGGATGCGTCGTGGGTGACCCGCCCGGACGCCGATACGACGTGGCCGGCGGTGCTCGAGCACTGGGTCGTTTCGATGCTCAACCGCGGCAACGCCTACGCGTTCAAGCTTCGCGACTTCGACGGTGCCGTGTCGGGGCTGCGGCCGGTGCACCCTGACCGCGTGCGGACCGCTCGGGCGTCGGACGGCACAAAGGTTCACGAGGTCAAGAACGGTTCGACCACGGTCGCGTTGACGTCGCGCGAGCTGCTGCATATCCCCGGCATGTCGTCCGATGGGACCGTCGGCCATGACGTGCTGCGGGTTCAAGCTGAGGCGCTCGGCATCGCTGCGGCGTCCGACGAGTACGCGGCGCGGTCGTTCAACGGTTCGCACCTCCGGGCCTACCTGTCGCTGCCGCAGCCGCTCACGCAGACCCAGGCCGACGACCTGCTCGACGAGTGGCGTTCTTTCCATTCGGGCGTTACGAACGCCGACGGGTTCGGCGTCCTCGGTAACGGCGCCGAGTACAAGACGATCAGCCTCACGCCTGAGCAGGTGCAACTGCTCGAGACGCGGACGTTCAACGTCGGCGAGATCGCACGCATCCTCCGCATTCCACCGCACAAGCTGTACGAGCTCAGCCGGGCGACGTTCTCCAACATCGAACACCAGGGCATCGAAGCCGTGGTCGATTCGGTGCGGCCGTGGGTCGAGCGGATCGAAACGGCGATCAACTTCGACGAGGAACTGTCCGGGTCGCCTCGAGCCCGCATGTTCATCGAGGCGAACCTCGAGGGTTTGCTGCGTGGCGACTCCGGGGCGCGTGCCGAGTTCTACAACAAGGGCATCGCGGGCGGATGGCTGATGCCGCAGACCGCGGCGCAGAAAGAGAACCTGCCGGCGCCCGACGAGCTCGCGTACTACCAGCGGCCGTTGAACGTGTCGGTGATCCGCCCCGGTGAAGGGGCGGTGCCGGACAACCCGACACCGTCCGAGATCGCCGGGATCATCCAAAAGGCCTATCTCGGCGTCGGCAAGGTCATCACGTCCGACGAGGCACGAGCCCTCGCGAACAAAGCCGGCGCCGGCCTCACCCCTATCGGACCACCTGAGGCGTCCGCGCTTCTAGGAGCACCGTGAACGAACGCCAAATGATCGAACGAAGCGTGCCGCTGATCGACCTCGAGGTCGCATCTGATGGCCGCACCGTCACCGCATACGCGGCGACGTTCGACGAAACGTATGCAGTGAGTGACGCGCACGGCAACTACGACGAGGTCATCGACCGGCGTGCGTTCAACAAGACGCTCGCCGACGGTATCGCCCGTGTCGGCGTGCTCTATAACCACGGCCTCACCTTGTATGGCACACCGTCGGAGCAGTTCTCGAAGCCGCTGGGGTCGCCGGTCGAGATCAAGGCCGAGAAGCTCGGGCTGCTCACCGTCACCCGGTACAACAAGACGCCGCTCGCCGACGAAGTCCTCGAGATGATTCGTAACGGCGACGTCCGGGCGCAGTCGTTCCGCGGTGCCATTGTGCAATCGGCGCCGACGATCATGCGCGCCGGGCGCCAACTGATCCGCCGGCTCGAGCTCGGGCTCAAAGAGTACGGGCCGGCGCCGTTCCCGACGAACGCCGCAGCGGGCATCCTCGCCGTGCGGTCGATCACCGACACCCTCGACAGCATCTCGGATGCCGACCTCGCCGCACTTGTGCGCGAACGCATCCGCATTTCCTCGCCAGCCGCCGACGGCACTGGCGACCCCGACACCGGCGAGACGCCGGCCGTCGACTCGCAAGCAGACACCCACGAGGCACCGGCCGCCGACGAGGCACCGGTCGACACGGGGCCGTCACCCGAACTGCTCGAAGCCGAGCTCGCCGCGTGGCGTGCCCGCAACAAGTCCCAGGAGGACAACCCCCAATGAAGACCCTGATCGAGCTGCGCGCCGAGCGCGCGGCCACCCTCGCATCGCTCGACGCGATCCTCGCCACCGTCAAAGAGGCGAAGCGGTCTGCGTTCCTGGTCGACGAGCGTGTCACCGTCGACGCGCTGCGCTCCGACCTCGACCGTCTCGACGCCGAGATCGCCGTCCTCGAAACCGCAGCCGCCGACGGTGACTTCGTCACCGAGTACGAAGCGCGCCGCTCGAAGTACCTCTCGGTGAGCCTCAACGCCAACAGCGCCGCATCGTCGGTGCGTGGTGGTCGCAGCCTCGATGATCTCCTGTGGGCCACCGCCCCGAAGGTCGCCGCCGGCACCATCTCCCGCTCGGGTTCGTTTATCGGTTCCGGCTCAGCGAACGACGTCGAGCAGGTCGTCATCCGCTCTGAGTCTGGCGGGCGCATCGCCCCGCGGATCAACGAGTTCCGTGGCGAAGACCGCGACGTCATCCGCTCGTTTCAGGAGCTCGTCGCCGACATGTCGACGTTCGGCATGATGATCGACACGAAGGCGAAGTCGTCGGCTGACGGGTTCGAGGTCGCACGTGGGCACCGTGCGTTCAAGGACCGTTACCGCGACATCCTTCGTGCGCTCGACACCGACACTGCGGCTGAGGGCACCGAGTGGATTCCGACCGGCATCGGCGCATCGCTACACGAGAAGGTCCGCGCCGCCGGCAAGGTCGCCGCACTGTTCCCCCGCGTGAACCTGCCGTCGAACCCGTGGAAGTGGCCGCTCGAGGGCGCCGACGCGACCGCGTACCGTGTCGCCGAGTCCACCTCCGACACCGCCACCAAGGTCGCCGCGTCGACCCCCGGCACCGGTGCTGCGACGTTCGACGCCGAGATCCTCGGTGGCCGCATCCTGTTCTCGAAGTCGCTCGAGGCTGACAGCGCGCTCGCCATTCTGCCGTTCGTGCAGATGAAGCTCGTGCGTGCCTTTGTCGACGCCGAGGAGAAAGCCATCCTCGACGGTGACACCGACGGCACCCATCAGGACTCGGACACGAACACAAGCGGCACCACGCACGCCTCATGGGCGTGGGACGGGCTCCGCAAGAAGGGCATCGCGCAGACCCTCGCCACGGCGACCACCTGCTCGGTGGCGAACCTGCTTGTAGTCCGCAAGGCGATGGGCAAGTGGGGCGTCAACCCTGCTGACCTCGCGTTCATCATCGGTGTGTCGAACTACCACGCCCTCATCGCCGACACGAACATGCTTACCGTCGACAAGATGGGGCCGAACGCTACCATCCTCAACGGCCAGGTCGGCTCAGTCGGCGGCGTGCCGGTCATCGTCTCCGAGCACGTCCGTGAAAACCTCAACGCCACCGGCGTGCATGACGCGATCACCACGACCAAGACCTACATGCTCTGCGTCAACCGCAACGAGTGGGCGATGGGCCTGCGTTCGCCGCTCACCGTCGAGGTGGACGACAGCATCTATCGCGAGACCTACCAGCGGGTCGTGGTCGGTTTCATGCGAGAGGACTTCCAGTCTCTCGCCGATGCCGCGACCAACGAAGACACGGCCATCGCGTACAACGTCACCCCGTGATGACGTGAGCGCCACCGCGGTGCAGCATCGCGCCGCGGTGGCGCTCATTGGTTACAAGCCCGGCTGGCAGTTCCGCATCGGCGGGCCGCTCAACCGGTATCTGTGCGTGTTCGCGACGACGGCCGACTCGGTCGAGCCGTCGCGCGAACGCTGCACGCAACATCAGTTTGAGATGCCCGACCTCGTCGGCCCGCCGTTCTTTCGGTGGGTGTTCGACCGGCTGCTCGACGCCGAGCGCCATGAGGCCGCCGAGTTCTTCCGGGTCGGCGGCCAGGTGCCGTTCTTCCCGAACCATCAAGACGAGGGCTCGCCGTACGAGCACGTCGAAAGAGAGATCACATGGCCTTGAAGCCGATCGTGCCGTCGTTGCGCCGGTTCGTGAACGACTCGAACGACATCGTCCGTATCGACGTGCGGGTCGATCCGGGCGCCGAGCTCGAGGTCGACGACGTTGTCGCGGCGCAGCTTCCCGCATCGTTCAAGAATCCCGACTACGTGTCGAAGCGCGACAAGAAACGCGCGGCGTACGCGAAGGCTGCGGCTCCGGTCGCGCCCGACGAGGTTGAGCCGGCCGACGAGGTCGAGGCCGAGCCGGTCGCATGACGCTGACCAACTGCTACGTCACCCTCGAGGACATCAAGACGCGCCTCGGTGGCGTAGTGGTCGACGGTGGCGACCCGCAGCTCGAGCAGGCGATCACCTCTGCGTGTCGCGCGATCGACGTGCACTGCGGGCAATTCTTCTACGACGCCGGGTCGGCGACCGCTAAGACGTTCCGGCCACGCTCGGACGTCCGGTTGAAGGTCGACCCGTTCTCGACGATCACGGCGCTAGCGGTCAAGTCTGACACGGGCGACGACGGGACGTTCGCGACGACGTGGACGAGCGCCGATTACGAGCTCGACTACTTCGGGAATGATCCGGCCAACGCCTACGACACGCTCGAAGCGGTCGGGTCGTACATGTTCCCGATCTACCGCCGGCGCCGCCGCACGGTGCAGGTGACGGCGCGTTGGGGGTGGAGCGCGCCGCCGCAGAACATCATCGAGGCGGCACGCATCCTGTCCGTCGATCTGTGGAAGCGGAAAGACACCCCGTTCGGGATCGCTACTGGCTCGGTTGACTTCGGCGGGCTCCGCATCGGCCGGGACACAATGGCCGGCGTCGCGTCGCTGTTACAGACCTACGTCCGCTCCGATCGCATGATCGGCATCGCGTGAGCAGCATCAACGACGTGATCGACGCGGTCGCTGCGACGATCACGGCGGCGACCGGGTGGCAGTGCTCGCAGAACTGGGACAACCCGCCGGTGCCGTGCGTGCTGCTCTATGCCGACGATCTCGGCGAAGGTGACACGTACTACCAGGCGATGTCTCGTGGCGTCGTCACGATCCCCGTGGTGGCGTGTGTGCTCGTCGGGTCGACGAACAACGTCGGCCAGCAACGCCGACTCAACGACGCGATCTCGCCGTTCGGTGATTCGAGTATCCCGCAGGCGATCCACCAGAACCCGACGCTCGGAACCGACCCCGACGAGTCCACCGCCGGCGCCGATGCGGCGATGACGGCGAAGGTTTCACGGGTCGACGAGATCGGCCCGACGGCGATGTTCGACGGCACTCGCGTCATTCAAGCGAAGGTCCGTATCCAAGTTCTGACCCGCGGAGATCGCTGATGGCAACAAGAGTTTCGACCCACATTGCGCCGTATCTCGGTGCGCTCGACCTCACCGCGTTGACGAAGTCCGCGACTATCGCCGACCTCGTCGCGAACGACGTCGAGTTCACGAACTACGGCTCGGGCGGGTTCAAGGAATACCGGACGGGCACCATCTCGGGCGGCATGACCGTCGACTTGTTTCAGGACTACGCGACAGGCGTGCTTGACGACTCGGTCACCGTCGGGTCGTCGTACCCGTATTCGGTCGCGATCCCCGCCACGCCGAACACGATCGCTGAGGGCGACATCGCATACGTCGCGAACGGCGCGGCGACGAAGTACACGCCGCGCGATGGCGCGGTCGGCGATGCCGCTACCGCGTCGATCACGCTGCCGTGGTCGTCACGGTTCGCGTACGGCGTCGTCGGCCACCCGTCCGCAGCACGCACCACGACGGGCACGTCGACCGGGTTCGCGTTCGCCGGCCCGACGGCGTCGCGGTACATGGTCGCCAATATCCACGTGCTGGCCTACTCCGGGCTCACGTCGATCACCGTCAAGATCGCATCGGACGACAACAGCGGGTTCACGACTGCGACTGATCGTTTGACCTTCACCGCCACCACGGCGATCGGCGGCGAGAACAAGACCGCTGTCGGCTCGGCCGGGTGGGCGTCCGAGACCCATCACCGGGTGGCTTGGACCGTGTCGGGCACCGGCTCGTGCACGTTCGTCGTGACGTTCGGTCTGTCCGGCTAGCTCTCCCGCGCCGCGGGGTCACTGCGGCAACAACAACCCCCACCCGGCCACCCCTCAAGGGTGGCTGTTTCGCGTAGGAGAACACATTGGCAACCTTCGTTTCACTGTCGGCGACCTCGCTCTACGGCACGTCGTGGACTGGCACAGGGCCTGGGTCAGGTAACCCGACCCCGTCGGGCACTGTCGCATCGTCGACTGACTTCTCGGACCACATCAAGTCCGTGTCGATCTCGCTCGACGCCGACGAAGTCGACTTCACAAACTTTGGCGCCGGTGGTTTCAAGGAGATGAAAACGGGTCTGATCTCGGCGTCAGTGTCGATCACGTTCTTCGCGGACTACGCGGCGTCAAGCGTGAACACGGTGATGGTGCCGGCGATCCTGGCGCGCACGCTCGGCTATTGGGATTTCAAGCCGACGAGCTCGGCGCGTGCTGCGACGAACCCGTCGCTCGTGTTCGCGCTGACGCCGAAGAAGGTGCCGACCGCGATGGCGATCGGTGCCGCTGAGGAATGCACCGTAGATTTCAGCATCGCCGGCAAGTACGCGCGCCTCACTTCCTGATGCCCGGCGAGGTTCAGATCGACGGGCTCAAGGCGCTCCGCGCCGGGCTCCGCAAGATCGACCCGCAGCTACAGAAAGACCTACGCAACGACCTGTTGCCGGTCGCTCATCGTGTCGCCGCGGACGCCGCCGGCCGTGTCCCGTCCAAGTCGGGGCGCGCGGCGGCGTCGGTGCGCGGTGGCGTGTCGGGTAACAACGCGTACGTGCAAGGTGGCCGCAAGACGGTGCCCTACTTCGGGTGGCTCGACTTTGGTTCGCGGTCACCGAAGGCGGGGAACCCGCGCAGTGTGGGGCCGTGGGCCGGTACGGGCGCCGGGCCGAAGCGTGGCCGGTTCTTGTATCCCGCGATCGACGCGAAGCGCGAAGACATCGAGACCACGGCGGCTGATGCCATCGACCGTGTCATAGACCGCGTGCTACCGCACGACTAGCAGGGGGAACGCCAGTGCTCAAGATCACGTCCACGCCACTAATCGACGTCGAGATCGACGACGAGCTCGTGAGGTTCTTTGGTGACCCGCCGGATACGGCGCTGCTCGAGTTGTTCCGGGTGCAGGACCGCTTCGGTGGCGACACCGAGCAGACTCTTGAAGCTATCGGCGGTTTGCGTGCCGGGCTCGCAGGGCTCGTCGCACCCGAGTCGCTCGAGGCGTGGGCGTCGCTGGTCGCTGCGGGCAAGATCACGCTCGCGGTGACGATGACCCTGTTCGAGTATCTCACGACGCAGTACGGCGAGGCGTTGGGTTTTCGTGGGGGGCAGCACGCGACGTCTACCGGTGGGCTGCCCGTGAACGCGGATACGTCCGAGGTGTTCTCGCCCGCAGTGGCGCCGGTCTGACCGGCTCCGGGCTCGATCTCGTGGCGGCGTGGTGGTCGATCTACGTCGAGGCGAACACGCCGACGTTCGCCGCCGCAGGTGACGACGGTGCCGTGTTGTTTTCGATCGCTGAGACGTTGAAGGCGGTGAGTCCTTAGCTATGGCTGAAAGCACCGTGAAAGTCGTATTCCTCGGGGACGCATCGAAGCTCAAGAAAGAGATGGATTCCGTCGAGGGCGCCACCTCGAAGGCCGAGGGCGGGTTCGGGAAGCTCGGCGCAGCGATCGGCGGCGCTATTGCTGTCGGGTCCGTGGTGTCGTTCGGCAAGAGTGCGTTCGACGCGGCGATCGAGTCGCAGAAGATCGCCGCGCAGACCGAGGCGGTTATCAAGTCGACGGGCTCAGCGGCGGGGATCACCGCCGGCGAGATCGGCGCGATGTCTGAGGCGTTGTCGAAGAAGAACGCCGTGGACGACGAGGCGATTCAGACCGGCCAGAACCTGCTGCTCACGTTCACGAACATCGGCAAGGCTGACAAGATTTTCGAGCGGACGACGCAGGCGTCGATCGACATGGCCGCGGCGCTCGGTACGGACGTGACGAGTGCAGCGATGCAGCTCGGTAAGGCGTTGAACGATCCGGCCGACGGGCTCTCGAAGCTGTCGCGTGCCGGTATCCAGTTCACCGCCGAGCAAGAGAAGCAGATCAAGACGATGCAAAAGGCCGGCGATATGGCCGGCGCGCAGAAGGTGATGCTCGGCGAGCTCGAGCGCCAGTTCGGCGGGTCCGCTGCGGCGCAGGCCACGGCAACGGATCGCATGAAGGTCGCGATGGGGAATCTGCAAGAACAGATCGGCGCGAAGCTGATCCCGATCGTCGAGAAGGTTTCGACGTGGGTCGTGTCGAGCGGCATACCTGCGTTCGAGCGGTTCGCGAGCATGATCGGCGACAAGCTCGGGCCGGTACTCGCCGAGATCATCGGCAGCTTCCGAGCGTTCGTCTTTGCGTTCAAGGCCGGAGACGGCGACATCACCTCGTCGGGTTTGCCGGGGTTCTTTGAGCGGGTCGGGTATTGGGCGCGGCTTACGTTCAACTACCTCCGCGACAACATCCCACCGATCATCGACTGGCTGCGGGTCAACATCCCGCCCGTGATGGCCGCGATAGCGGCAGCATCGGAACGGGCGTTCGGGTGGATGCGAGAGAACATCCCACCGATCCTCGCGGCGATACGCGCAGCGATCGAGACGGCGGTCACCGCCATCGCTGACTGGTGGCGCACCCATTGGGAAGACATACGCGCCGTCGTCGAGCTCGTGATCACGGTCATCCGCACCATCATCGAAACGACGCTCGCCGCCATTGAGGCGTTCTGGCGTACGTGGGGCGGCACGATCACCCGCCTAGTCACCGGCGTGTTCGACGGTTTCCGCCAGATCATCGAAGGCGCGCTGACGGCGATTCGCGGCGTCCTCGACGTCATTATGGGTCTTATCCGTGGCGACTGGGGGCGGGCGTGGGACGGCGTGAAGCAGATCGTGTCCGGCATGTGGGACATGATCAACGGATACGTCGATATCGCGATGACGTACATGCGGACGCTGATCGAAATCGGTATGCGTCTTGTCGCCGGCGTGTTCGATGCCGCATGGGACGGCATCAAGGCTGTGTTCTTCGCTGCGTTCGACGCGGTCCTCGGCGCGGCGCGCAGTTATCTCGACCTGATCCTCGGGGTCTACGTCGGCCTCGGTGTCGGTATCGCGAACGTCGTGCGAGGTATCGGTTCGACGCTCAGCGAGTGGGTGTCCCTCGTTTGGGGATACGGCGGGATGGTCGTCGACTTCTTCCGCGAGATCCCCGGCCGGCTCGGCGACTTCTTCTACGGGCTCGCCGAGACGATCACCGCCCCGTTTAGGGCAGCGTTCAACGCGATCGCAAGGCTGTGGAATAGCACCATCGGGAGCCTGTCGTTCAGCATCCCTAGTTGGGTGCCTTTCGGGCTCGGCGGTAACGGGTGGGATGTCCCCGACATCCCGTACATGCACACCGGTGGCATCGTCTCCGGTGTCGGCGATCAGCTCCGGGTGCTCGAGGGTGGCGAGGGTGTGTTCACCCGCGAGCAGATGGCGGCGATAGGTCGAGGTGGCGGCGGCGGCGGGAACGTCATCAACATCACCGTGAACGGCTCTAGGAGCCCGCAGGCGACGGCCGACACTGTCGCTCGGGCACTCATGTCATCGCAGGTCCGAGTCGCACTGGCGGGCGCATAGTGACGTTCAACCCTTCAACCCCGAGCACGATTGGTGTCGAGTGGTCTCCGGCCACCGAAAGCGTTACGCCGCTGACGACGCCGACGACGGTCGCCGCGTGGTGGGTTGACTCATCCGCGACCGAAACCATCTCGACGATCTATGTGCCGCACACGTGGACGGGGCCGAGCTCCGGTTACGGCAAGCTCACGGTCGACGTCTACAACCTGGCCGACACGGGCGCCGGCGCTGCTCTCACCACGACAAGCTATCAGCCGAACGAAGACGACGCCGAAGCGAACGTGTACGCACCGAACCCGGCATGGGTCGCGGTTGGCCTTACCACGACGTACACGAAGGTCGACGAGGTCACCGCGTCCGACTCCGACTACCTGGCGTTCCCGAATACGGCGTCGTGGCGCACTGCGTTCAACACGACGGCGTTTACCGGCCAGCCTGTGTCGGTCACGTTCAAGATCAGGGCGTTCGGGTACTACGGCACGACCGGCAATGTCGAGGTCGCGTTGTACAACAACACCGCGTGGGTGAGCACGCTCGGGTCGTTGCGGCCTCCGGCCGGCGGCGACGATACGCACCTTAATTTCGTGACGTACACGTTCGGGCCGTTCACGACGAACCCGTTGACGGGTGTCGCGTGGACCGCGGCCGACATCGTGTCGTTCGACACCGGGTCGAACCTGATGCTCAATCTCTACGCGTACACCGGGAACGTGGCGATCTCGTGGGTGTCGATGGTCGTCGAGTCCGGCACCGATAAGCGGGTGGCGACGGGGTCCACGGCGACGCAGACGTCGTTGCCGTCGGGGGTGCAAACGAACCTGCCCGTCACGCTTGCGGCGAACTGGTCGAAGGCGTCGGGCACCGACTATCTGATCGTCGCGCGACGCAACGACGACCCCGCAGGGCTCGCGACGACGTTGATCCCGCAGCCGCTCTATCTGGCGTCCGATTCGTGCCCGCACGTTCACGGCCAGTCGTACTCGAGCACCGTCGCATCGTCCGGGCTGCTCGCTACCACCGGGTCGGTGGACACGTCGAAGACCTATGGGTTCTGGTTGGGCACTTCGGGCGGTGCGATCTCGGTCGATTCGCAGCCGTACTTCGACGCAAAGGTGAAGGCGTGCAGCACCGGTGTCACGCTGAAGCAGGGGTTCTTGGGCACCGCGAACACCTACCGGGGCGTCAAGGCGATCGTCGGTTACGCCGGCACGCCAACCGCGAACCTCACGGTGAAGATCAAGCGGACGTCGGACAATGTGCAGCTCGGCGGCGACGGCACGATCACGCAGGCGATCGTCGATGCTGCCGGGTCTATTGGCACGATCACCGACGCCACCTACGGCACGATCACGCTGTACCTCGTCGACATCGACTTGGCGTCTACGGCGGGCCTCGCTGCGGTCGCGTACTACTTCGAGTTCACGAGCTCCACCTCGAGCACGATGACTTGGTATGTGGCGATGCTCGACGCGACTGCGTCGCACGCGTTGACCGGGAACGTGACGTTCGGCGGGTCCACGTATCAGGCGGACGTCGCCGGGGTCGGTGTCGCGGCCGGCGACTTTTTGGTGCGTTGCTCGACTGCCCCGGTGGCGCCGTCGAGTGTCACGGTGACGCTCACGACGACCACGATCAACGGTGTGTCGATCGACTATGCGGACGTTGACTGGGTGAACGGCGGCGCGCTCGGTGCGACGTTCGAGCGGTGGGAGATTGAACGCACCGAGGACTCAGGCACGACGTGGGTGCAGGTCGCGACGATCGCGACCGAGGCGACGATCACGTTCGCGGATTACGAAGGCAAGCGTGGCACGGCGTGCCAATACCGGGTGCGGATCATTCGCTCTGACGAGGCGCGCTCGGATTACCGCACGCAGACCGGGACCATCACCCCGGTCGCGAGCTCGAGCGCCAAGGCGATCTTCACGACGAACAGCAATAGTGCGCTGACGGTCGGCTACACGCCGCACGGTTCCGAGATGCGGTTCGAGGATCTGACCGCCGCCGAAACGGTGTTCGTGAAGCTGCACGACCGCGACTATCAGGCGTCGTTTCGGCCGCTCGAGTCGCGCGGTATCCGGTGGTCGTTCACGGCGCAGGTCCACACGACGCAGTCGGCGCCGTCGGCCGGTGCGGGTGTGCAGGCGTTCGGTGTGCTGCGTGCTATCGCCACCGACCCCGACGCACCGTATCTGTGCCTCCACACGGGCGACGGTGAGCGGTTCTTCGGGGCGTTGCAGGTCGGCCAGTTCCGTCGCGACTTCGGGACCGGCGCCTACTTCGCCGAGTGTGTGTTCACCGAGACGCAAGGTGTCTCGTCGGCGGTGGCGTTGTGAGCATCGCGACCGAGATGCTCGACCTCGAGATTCTGTCGCGTGCGGAGTCGGTGCGGTTCGACCTGACCGACAAGACCGGGTCGGCGCTCGGTGCGATCCATCCGGTGTCGGCGGCGACGATCTCGAATAACGCCAACGCGCAGATCAAGCGCAGCCTCTCGGGGTTCGTGCTCCCCGCCGACGAGTACGCCGACGTCAACCCGCTCTCTGACCGGGTCCGCCCGTACTGGGTGCTCAGCGACGGGACCGAGTACCCGTGCGGGGTGTTCCTGTTCGCCGAAGCCTCGACGCAGCGGTGGTCGTATGGGCGAACGCTCACGGCGTCGCTCGTCGACCAGGGCCTGATCCTGGCGCAGGAGATTTCGGAGTCGCTGGGGTTCTCTGCCGGCACGACCGCTTCGGCGGCGATCACCCGCACGTTCGAGGCCGCCGGGTTCTACACGGCGAGCGTGGCTACGACGGCGTACACGTTCGGTTCGCCGATCGCGTACCCGGCCGGTCGGGGCGGTGCGACGTACGCGAAGATCCTCAACGAGATATGTCAGAAGGCCGGCTACTACCCGGCGTACTTCGACAACGACGGCACGCCGATCGTGCGTGCCACCGAGACGATCGCCGACGCGACAGCGACGCTCGAGTACCTCGACGGTGGTCGGATCACGTCCGGCACGATCGTCGAATCGAACGACCTGTTGAAAGCGCCGAACCGGTTGCTCGTTGTCGACACGTCCGCGACGACCGGCGACGTGTCCTACGTGTACGACATTCCCGAAGGCGCACCGCACAGCTTCGAGAACCGCGGGTTTCGGATCACGAAGACGATCGAAGCGCCGGGCGTGGGTGACAAGGTTCAAGCCGCGAACGTGGCACGGGCCTTCTATGCGAACAACCCGCAGGCGTACGAAACCGCGGTGTGGTCAAGTCCGGCGGACCCGCGCCACGACACGTTCGATGTCGTGAACTATCGGGGCGTCAACTACCTCGAAATGGCGTGGTCGTTGCGGTGCGCGCCGGGTGGACCTCACACGCACACCGCGAGCCGGGTCTACACGTGAACATCATCGACATGATCCCTGACGATGACGCCGAGGAAGCGTGGCCTCCGACGCGCGAGCAGTTCGTTGCCATGCTTATCGACGCGTCGAAGCTCGCCGTCGAGGAAGCCGCAGCGAAGACACCGACGACGACGTACCGTCCGGCGAGTGTCGACGGTGTCGACCCTGCGCTGCGCACGGCGTCGGTGTTGTGCGACGGTGACACGACCGCGATCACCGCGCAGCTACTCACCGAGCTCCCCGGCCAGGGCGACCGGGTGATGGTCGAGTTTCGTGCGGCGGGTGCGGTGTTCGTCGCCGGGTTCATCACCTCGTGTGGGACACCGCCGGGGACGTTGTCACCGTACGCCGGGGCGATCTCGAACCACGCCGGCGCCGTGTCCGGCTCTGCTACTCCGGGCGAACCGCCTCGGGGGTGGCTGTGGTGCGCCGGCCAAGCCGTGTCGCGGTCCACCTATGCGGCGCTATATCTGGCGGTCGGTGATGCGTGGGGTGCCGGTGACGGTGCGACCACGTTCAACGTGCCCGACTTCCGGGGCCGCGACTTTCGTGGCATCGACAATATGGGCGGGTCTGACGCCGGGCGGATCGGTGCGGTGAACACGC